TCAGAGGTAATCCAGAATCGGTTTTTCAAGTGATTTTTCAGATTTTGGCGGGTTATCCCCGTTGATGATGACCGCGCCGCTCGGTTCAACCCGGATGGATTTCACCTCGACGCCGGCCTTTTGAACGGCGGATATCGCACGGACAATGGCATCCTGCGAGACAGCAACAGCTTTTCTGCCCATTCCGGTTTCCTCTACAACAGCGCCCATTGGCGGTCGGCGGCTTCCGATGCTGTCTCTGGCCTGGCGCCGGGCGGCAGCATCCATTTGGCGGGGGGATCGGCGACGCCATCGTCGTCGCGGTGCCATTCGAAATAGCCGAGCTCGCCACGGCAGGGGATGAATTCAACCGGTTGCGGATCACGCAACAGCAGCCCCTTGGGGCCAAAGAACCACGGGCTATGGGATTGCGACACGACATCGATGATCTCAACGGTGCCGATGATGCCGCCACGCAAAAGCCTATCTGGTGATGGCGCCAGATGCACAACGCCGGCGCTGCGGAAAACATCGATCGCCATCGCATATTCGTGCCGTGTCATGCCCTTCGAGGCATGGATGCAAACGCGGCCACGAAAATCGAGTGCCGCACCATGGGCCGATTTATAGCGGCGGTTCCATGAGCGGTTTTCGATGTTCTTGCCGGCATGAATGATGGCCCATGCCCATGGCTGGCGAACGGATAGGGCGAGACGGGGGAGGGTCATGGGGCGACCCTTTCTCGGATAGCGGCAGCTATCCTGTCCGTGTGATGAGACAATGGTGAGTTTTGCACGATACGCGCCGCTTCCTCGAATGCAGCGTTGCGGGCATCGGCAAGGGCTCTTTCTGCGGCTTCGGCGCGTCTTTTTAATCGATACTGCTCCGGGGAGAATGGAAGCCAATCAAAGCAAGCAACCCCTTCATTGCGAGATTGTATGATGGCACACGGACCGCAGCGGACTGGTCCACCTTCAGCAAAACAAAGATCAGGCGTGTCGCATGTGGATTCGATATCTGATCTTTGCAATAATCTTTGGTGATCGGTAAGCGTAAAATTCACGCGATCCCTAAGCTCGTCCCGCTCTTTCTCCGCCTGCTCAAGGCGAGAGCGAAGCGCACCAAATTCATTGTTGATCATCACAAATGGCGACTCTTTCATCGCCTCTGCCGCCATCTCAATGCCCTGTATTCGGCCATATTCAAGCGCTGAATTTATATCAGCACATTGCAATGGCTTCATAGTTGCCCTTTCAATTGCTTCACGCTTCCTCTTCGCTTTTGCCAGTAGCAGTTCAGATATCCGTTCCACGATGTCACTCATGGTCGCCTCCCTTGAGGGTGGCGCGGTCCAGCCGTTCAATTTCAGCGATGATCAGTGCGCCGGCCTTAACAAGGTCGCGGCGTCGGCCTGTTGGCTTCCACCATTTGATGTCCCAAGGCCAACGCGCTTTCATCCATCCTGGTGTTCCATCAGCGCCGTGGTTATCGCCTCCGGATACTATGAGATCCTGCAGACGAAAAAGATGCGCGGGCATTTCAAGGGATCGATCATTCCGCTTCTGGGCGATCTTTCCGCGCGGCGTTGGCTGTGCGGCGAAGGCATAGAGACCACCGGCTGGCTGGCCGCACAGGAAGGCTGGCGCGATGACACATTCTATTTCGCCGCCGGCAGCCTGGGCAACATATCCGGCCCGGCTGACCCGGACAGCAGCTTTTACCATCCCAACCTCACCAAGCCGGACAGTGCCGGCCGCGCGCGGCGGGTGAAGGTGGGCGGACCGGTGCCGAAGCCGGGCAGTGAAGGCGACTGTTTTCAGGTACCGGCGCATGTGACGGATCTCGTCATCGGTGCGGATGGCGACTGCGAGAAGGTGCGGACCCTTTCGGATATGGCGCGGGCTGAGGCCCGCCTTGCCCGGCCCGGGCTCACGGTCAGCATATGGTGGCCGCCCGAAGGGATGGATTGGGCGGATTTAAGCAGGGGTGCGAAATGACATCGAACGGTTTGCCGGAAGCGGTGCTGCGCATGGCGCAGATTGCCGCCGAACAACGCGCGGCCTATGGCGCCAACCCGGACCCTTTGCCGGTTCTTGAGGCGGATCTGCCGGAGCCGGCCCTTGAGCCGTCTGACGACGAAAAGCTGGAAGAATGCGCCGCCGCACCGGAAACCGACATGGGCTTAGGCGACCGGTTTCGCATTCGCTATGGCACCATTGCCCGGCATGTAACGCATGTTGGCTGGCACGGGTTTGATGGCAAGCGCTGGAAGGAAGATGATTCCGGCGCCTTTACACGCCGGCTGGCGCACAAGACTGCGCAATGGATCGATGACGAGGCCATTCTGCTCGAATGTTCCGACGATGAGCGGGCGAAGATCGAGGCCGGGCGCCTGGCGAAAGCGGCCCTGCAGGAGATGGGGCAGCCGCCGAAAGCAGGTGAATCGGTCTCGCTCGACGAGCTCGACCGGCTGATTGCCGAGGGCGACGAGGCCGAACTGATCAAGACGAAAATGGGCAGGCCGAAGGCGGACTGGGACGCGGAAAAACACGCGGCCTATCGCGCAGCCGGTGAGGCGATCGCCGCTGGTGCCGCCGCGCGCAAGAAGCGCTTGCGGGCCCAGGAAGGGCAGGGCTGGACGCCGGAGCGGCTGAAGGATTACGAACGGCTGCAACGCGATATCGATCGGATGGAAGAGGTGGAAGAGGATCGTGCAGGGCGGATTTCGTCGCGGCATAATTTTGCCCGCGCGGCGCAGAGCACCAGCCGCATCAACAATATGCTCATCGAGGCCGCACCTTATCTCTCGATCTCGGTCGAAGATCTCAACCGCGATCTCCATTCGCTCAATTGCCGGAGCGGCACGCTGCGCTTCGTGCGGCGTGACGGGCGCTGGAATGTGATGGAAACTGGCCATGAGGCCAGCGATTACATTTCCAAGCTGGCGGAGGTTGATTTTCGCCGTGATGCGGCGGCACCGGCCTTCAAGCGCTTTTTGATGCGGATCCAGCCAGACCCCGATATTCGCGCCTTTCTGCAGCGCTATTTCGGTTATTGCCTGCTGGGCGTGACGCTCGAGCAATGCATGGTGTTCTTTTATGGCGCCGGGCGAAACGGCAAATCGACGCTCATGGATCTGCTGGTCGAGATCCTCGGCGATTATGCGGTGTCGATGTCGATCGACAGTTTTGCCGGCGACAGTCGCAGATCCGGTGCCGAGGCAACGCCAGACCTTGCCCGCTTGCCGGGCGCGCGCCTGGTGGCCGCAAGCGAGCCGGAAATGGGCACCAACCTCAAGGATGCCCTGATCAAGACCCTGACCGGCGGCGAAAAGATGCCGGTGCGGCGGCTCAACCAGGATTTCTTCGAGCTCAGGCCGCATTTCAAGATCGTGCTTTCGGGCAACCACAAGCCGCAGATCCGCGATGATTCCGACGGCATCTGGCGGCGCGTGCATCTGGTGCCGTTCGAGATCCAGATTCCCGAAGAGGAGGTCGATCAGGACCTTCCCAAAAAGCTGCGAGCCGAGGCCGAAGGCGTGTTTGCCTGGATGGTGGCCGGCGCGCTCGATTATCTCAATGGCGGCTTGCGGGTGCCGGACAAGGTGCGGGCAGCAACCGCCGAATATCGCGAGGAGAGCGACCCGATCGGCGCTTTTCTGCGCAATGCCTGCGAGATCACCGGGCGCGAGGAGGACCGGCAGAGCCCGCTTTCGCTGTTCGAGGCCTTCTGCGCCTATGCCAGGCGCGAGGGCTTGCCGGAATTCAAGCAGGCGACCTTCACCAAGCGATTGCCGGACCAGACCCGAAAGCACTGGCTGGGACCAGACAAGGCCCTGCACCAGTTCTGGAAAGGCAAGAGCGGCACCACCGTTTATTGCGGCATCCGCATTCTGCCGGACTTCGAACCGCAGGCTGGCGGGCGCGGGCGCGACGAGCGCTTTCCGCCGCCCAGCGATGAGCCGTGGCCGGATGACATGCGCTGATCCCGGACCCTTGGCCGGGACGCGCGGGCAGCAAAGGGCTGTTGCGGCCCTCCTGCGCCATCTCAAAGGGTCCGGGGTGGTTCGGATTGGGACGCAAGGGACGGTAATGCGAAACGGTTGGGACGGAAATCAAACGAAGGGTTGGGGGAAATGGAAATGAAAACAATGGCTTTGGACGCTAGGGGCGCTAGGGACGGAAGTTTCCGACCTTCCATGATGCGCGCACGCGCAAACGGGAATGCACAATGAGTGTGAACGAAAATGGCGAGAGGTTGCGCGTGGTGCGAAAGGCGGGATTTTGCGTCCCTAGCGTCCCAACCTTTGTTTTTGTTCGCTTATTCAGGATTTTCCGTCCCATTTTGCGTCCCAAACTCTCTTTCTCATCGTCCCTAGCGTCCCAAATGACTGTTTTTGACACCGACAGGAGGTTCTGATGCTTCGCATTGGCTTTATGGAATTCATGAAATGGGCTTTTGCAGAGGAGCTGGTGCATCTCGCCTCCAACAACGAGAGTGCGGCCTGGTCTCGGATGGCTTCCTATGCGGCGCTCGGGACGGTGATTGACCGGTCCGGATATGGCGTCGGCGGATTGCCGGATATCGACGATGTGCATCCGGACGCGGTGGCGGCGAGCGAAGCGGTGATGCTGCTTTCCGCTGAGACGTTCGACCTGCCGGAAGGCTGGAACCCGATGCCGGAATTTGACGATCCGCATGGGCTGATTGCCGAAACGGTCGCGACGGTGCTGAAACAGCGGGCGAACCGCGATCGTGAGACCAGCACCAACAATCTGATCGCGACCGTCATTGGGTATGCTGTGATGCAGCGAGAGCCGGAATGGCGGGTGGCGTGGCCAAAATACCGGATGGTGACGCGTGGAGGTAAGCCGGCCTGGTTCCGGCAGGAGACATTCAAGGATAGTCTTGGTCGCAGCAACTCACTCGAGGTGGATGGTTATGATGCGCGCACCCATCGACCAAAGCCGGGTGCCTATCGCAAGTTCGAACTGTCGGAACCGTATGAAGGGGCGGTTCGGTCGCGGATCGACTGGTATCTTTGGGCAAAGGCTGTTGCAGTGGTCTCGAATCGCCTTCAGACCGGTCTTGTGGCCCATCGCGTCGAGCGCTTTGAACCGCATCCCGAAATCTGGACTGTTGTTCCCGCGAGTGAAGCTGTTGAAAATGCTTGAAGAAAAATTCGCATTGCAGGGCTTCACTGCGGCAGAAACTTGACATAGCCTTGAAGCGTGGAAATTTATCCAGAACCCGCTGGCGGAGACGCTTCAGCGGGTTTTGCATTTCAGGTGGGTGCGACGTGGCAGAGATCCGGTTCGACGCTTCCGAATTCGAACAGCTCGGGCGGGCGTTCCGCAATCTTCCTGGCGAGATCAAAGCCAAAGCCATGGCGCGGGCGATGAGCCGCATGCGCGATATGGCGAGGACACGGATCATCCGGCTCGGCTCGGACCGTATCGATATCCCGCAAAAACATATTCGCGAACGCGCAACGGCTTACTTCAATTCCGGAAGTAGCACGATCGAAGTCGTCGAAAGATCCGGTTGGATTGCGCTATACGAACTCGGTGCGAGCCAGACGAGGCGAGGCGTGTCCGTCAAGTTGCGCGGATCGTATCGGCATGCGTTCATCGCGGCCATGGGGTCGGGTCATAAAGGCGTGATGCGGCGGGTCGGCTCGGAGCAGTTACCTATCCGCGAACTGTTCGGCCCGAACCCTGCGCATGACATCACCAACAACCCGGATGACTATCTCGACGTGATGGAAGAGATCATCGAGCAGAACATTCTGCCGCGTGTCATCCACGAGATCGACCGGCTGCTGCCGCGCTGACCCTCCGGGCGGGCGCGACCCACCCCCGGGGTTAGGGACCGTATGCCGCAAAGCCAGCCAACGGGCCCGGCGGACCCCGAATTCCCGGCAGTCTGAGGGTAAAACTGAAGCCTAAAGGTTCTAAAGGTCGTTAAAGGATTAAAGGTCGAGATTTAGCATGGGCCCGCAACTCGTTTCCAAAGGCGAATTTGCGGCCATGATCAATGTCTCGCCCGGACGAGTTTCGCAGTTCATCGCGGCGGGGCAGATCAGCGCTGCGGCGATGGTGGGCAGCGGCCAGCGGGCGAAGATCGATGTCGAGCGCGCCAAGGCGGACCTTCGACTGACACTGGATGTGAGCCAGCGTCTCGGAAATGGTGCCTCGACCAATATCGATCCGGGTCTCTCTGGTGCGGCGCCGATCTCGGCTCCGAATGTCTATGACCCGGAACCGATCCTCGGCATCGATCACAAGATCAAGCAGCAGAAGTTCGAGCAGCTCCAGCGCGCCAACCGCAATGCGGCGGTGGCGGAAGCCAGAGATGCCGGCCAGCTGACAGATGCTCAGGCGGCCAAGGCTGAGATGATCAAGATCGCGGCGAGCATGCTGGACGTGTTCGATGGCGGCATCAACGATATGGCCATGGCTGTCGCGGCCAAGTTCGAACTGCCGCAGCGCGATGTGAAACACCTGATGCGCACCGTATTTCGCGACGTGCGCGAGCGGGCCGCGAAGGTGGCGCGCGAACGCGGTGCGGAGATGCCGGATCTGGCATCAACGACGATTGAGACCGAGGAGACCGATCAAACGGCGGTGACATGAACCAGATCGTCATCGACGTGGCCAATGCCGAAAAGGTTGCCTGCCAGGCGCTGTTCGAGGTGCTGAATCCTCCGGCCCGTGTGGACTATCTCGCCTGGGCTGAAAACAACATCGTATTTTCGGAGCTGGAAAGCCCGGATTATCCGGGCCCCTACAGCCGGCGTCTGTTCCGGTACTTCGACGAAATCCTGATGGCGCTGTCGCCGGACGATCTTTGCCGCATCGTGACGATGTCGAAATCGGCGCAGATCGGCGCGACCGTGATCGCCACGATTTTTACTTGCGGCTCCATGGACATGGATCCGTCGTTTTTTCTCTATGTACAGCCGACGGTTACCAAGGCCGAGAGCTGGAGCAAGATGAAGCTTGCTCCGATGCTTCGGGGAACGACAGCGCTTTCAAAGCTCTTTCCGATGAAGAGCCGCGATGGACTCGACAGCCTGCTCTACAAGGAGCGCGTCGACGGGCGCGGCGCCATCCAGATCATGGGCGCCAATGCGCCGATCGACCAGGTGACGATGAAGCGCCAGGTGCATGATGACCTGGCGAAATGGGAGATCAACTCCGCCGGTGATCCGGAAACACAGGCCGACAGCCGGTCGCGCGGGATCGAGGAAGCGAAGATCTTCAAGATCTCCACGCCGCTTGTCATGCCAGGCTGCCGTATCACGAAGAATTTCGAGGATGGCAGCCAGGAATATCCCTACGTCCCTTGCCCGCATTGCGGCTTTATGCAGGTGCTCGAGTGGGAGAACATGCTTGCCAACCTGGATGAAAACCATCCGGAGAAGGCGCATTTTACCTGCATCGATTGCGGGACCGAGATACAGGAATATCACCGGCAGCAGATGCTGGATGGGCTCGAATGGCGGGCACACAACCCTTCGCAGAAGCGGTTTCACCGATCCTTCTATATCTGGAGTGCCTATTCGCCGCTGCAGAGCTGGGAACGCATCGCCCGCGAATGGCTCTCGGCCAAGGGTGATCCGGCTTCGGAACAGGTGTTCCTGAACGATACTGTCGGCCGCGCCTATGTCACGGCAGGAGAAGCGCCGCCCTGGGAAACGCTCCGGGATCGGGCAGCCAATTCGGAAGTGCCGCGCGGCACGATCGCCATCGGCGGACTGATCGTCACGCTCGGGATCGACTGCCAGGACAACCGGGTCGAATGGCAGGCTGTGGCCTTCGGGCGCGATTTCCGCCGCTTCGTGATCGATTGCGGCATCATTCCCGGCCATATTTCAGAGGATGAAACGCGGCGGCGGCTTGACGGGCTCCTCGAGCAGACCTGGCCGAACGCGCACGGGCGGCGGATCGGCATCGACAAGGCAGCAATCGACGGCAACGCCTATACCGAGGAAGTCTGGGAATGGGCGCGCCGGCACCCAGCGTCAAAACTGGTGATGGTGCGCGGTGCGAAGGAAGAGACGGCGCCCTTGACCGCCAGGGTCAAGAAGGAGCGTAACCACAAGACCGGCAAGCTCCTGAAATATGCCAAGCGGTTTTACAACTTCAACGGCTCGGTCCTGAAGATGGCGCTCTATCGGAATTGCGCCAAACAGGACCCGTTGGAGCGGGGCTATGTGTTTTTCCCGCGCGGTCTTGATGATGAGTATTTCCGGCAGTTGACGGCGGAACGACGGGTTCCGAAGCGACGCAAGGACGGGTTTACCGACTATCGTTGGGAAAAGGACCCGAACCAGGCCAACGAAATGCTTGATACGATGAACCAGGCTGAGACGGCGGCGATCCTGTTCGGTGTTCGCGGGCTGCCCGACAAGATCTGGGACCAGCTCGAAGCGGAACGGGATTGTCCACCGCAGGAAGCGCAGCTCGATTTCGAGGATGGTCTGTTCGGGCTCGGCCAGATGGACGGATCCGGCAGCAAGCCGGCCGTGAAGAAACAGACCGGTTCGACCGAAAACAGGTGGAAGAAACGAAAATGACGAAGCCACGGGTGCGGGTACAGGCTGGCAGCCGGTCTGTCGGCTTACCCGTGTCACGGCCTCAGGCCTCCTACCTGAGGGATACGCGTTCCGGCGTGATCGCATCTCGCCCGGCCTCGCTATCCGAACACCGGGACCAGGTGCGTGCCGTCTGGCGCAGGGCCGGCGCGCTGGCGATGGACATGATCCAGAATTCCGGCCGGTTGCGCGGCGTGGTCGACCAGATCATCGTCGACAGCTGCGGCACCGAACTGACGATGAGCTATCAGCCGGATCTTAGCCGGTTCGGCTATCACATCACAGAGGCGACCGACCTCGCCACCGTGGCCAACACCACCTATCACCTGCGTTACACCGAGGCCGATGGCTTCGTTCTCAAGAGCATGACCGACCTCGCCTATAATCCATCCAGTGCTCTCGAAACCGATGCGGCATTCGATTCCGCTTTCGATGATATTCTGGTGGCGCGAGTGGTGACCAATGGCGCCAATGTGGCGACCATCACCAATCTTTCCAACAAGGCGCGGCTGATCAAGCAGGTGAACCGCCGTGACGTGCTGATGTCGGCGCTTGACTGGACCACGCTCTCCGGCAGCGGAATGGCACTCAACTGGGGGAGAACGCCGGGCATCAGCTCCTGCACCATGCAGGAATGGCGCTCGAACAATGCCGGGCCCGATGGCAGCGTGACAGCGGAAAGCGCCGGAACGGCACGGGCCGTGGGCGCGCGCATCCCCGCAAACGGGGTGTCGCGCTACAATATTTCGGCGCTCGAATACTACTACGAAGACACGACCTTGAACCACGGAACTGCGAGTTTCGTGGTATTCGCAACTGCATTCTGAGGTGGACCATGGCCGCTAACGTGACATGCATTACCTGTGAGCCTGGTGTGTGGACCCTGCTTGCCGAAAATGTCTCTTCGATCGCCTTCGAATGGCGCTCGGAAACGGCGGTGGGGAAATGGGTGATCGGGCAGGGGGATGCGCCCGAACCCACAACGCAGGACTACAAGACCATTCGGCCCAAGAGCCCGCAGAGCCTCAACGATCTTTCGGTGTCCGACAAGATCTGGGCCATGCCGGAAGGATCGATCGCTCAGAAAATGGAGGTGATCACGCCATGAGGACCGGCAATACGGGCGAGCGCTTTGCGCTGCGCGGCCGGGCGCCGCTTGCGGCTAGCCTGAAGGATGTGAGCGCTGTGCCGGTGGTGCGGCTGACGCTTGCTGGTTTCACGCTGGTTCTGGATGGCAAGGTTGTGGTATTGGAGCGTAGTGATGACTGATATATCCGACATTCCACAGTTTTCGCTCGATGCGCCGGGGCCTTTGCAGGATCAGATGGCGACGGCCTTACGTGCGGCCCTACGGCTCGAGGACCTGGCCAGTTCGACCAATGGCAGCGCAGGATCTTTGGGAATTGATGATCTTGGTACGCCGGCGCTCTTGAAGATCAGAACGATCAATATTGTTCACGAGGGTGCCAGCGGTGATGAGGCGGAGGACGCCACCCCATTCATCGCCTCCGCAATCGCGAAAATCAGAGCGCTTGGTGGTGGTGCTCTGCTCATCCCGCGCGGCACGTTTTCGACCGACAGCTTCGACTATGGATACCTGGCCGGCGGGTCCGGAAAACTCGTTGTCGAAGGTGATGGTGTTGCATCGCTACTAAAGAAGCGGGTCAATGACGGGGCGACATTCTTCAAGATTGGGCGCAGCAGTGGATCGAATACGTTTCAGGGTTCTGTAATGCTCCGCGACTTTGCCCTGTCAGGTATTGATGGCGGCAGTGAGCGCGTCATGGATCTCTGGGGTCTAACGAATTCTATCCTGCAGGGCGTCCGCTGCAGATATGGTGCATCAGCCATTGTTTTGAACAACTGCGTGACCAACACGCTCATCGGATGCATTGGTGCAAATGCGGTAAATGGCCTTACGCTTATCAAGCACGTATTTGAAGATAGCACATACTCAGATCCAAACCTGAACACGGTTGTCGGGGGCGCGTATAAAGATTGCAGTGGCTGGGGCATCAAGGTTCTGAACGGCACTCAGACTGTTCTGGAAGGCACCCAGATTGAAAACAACGGCACCGTTGGGGACATGAACACCGGTGGCATCCTTGTTGATTCAAATGCCGGATATCTTTCAGGTGTTTATCGTCTTGGACGGGCGATTTCCATGCGCGGCGGATGGTTCGAAAGTTGCAAAGGTCGCGCGGCACTTGTCCTCAAGGCTGGATCCTCGCTGCTGGAAGGTGTTCACTTTCCAAACAACGCCGAAGCGACGCGTGAGATTTATAACGACGGCGGGAAGTACGTTATCCTTGAGTGTACCATGGCACTTGGCCGCACTGCCGGTAATATCGAAGATACGGCGAATGCGAAGGCAGGCAGCCTGATCATCGGCGGCGAGATTGCCACCCTAATCGGAAGCATCGATACATCAAAAACTTCATTTTTCGAAATTAACGCCGGAACAAATGAAGCTCCAAACCGCATTACTCTGATCAGAGGAATGGGGTCTATTCTTTCAAAAGATGGAAAGGAACTTGCTAGAGTTAAGGGAGTCGATAATTCACCTAGTGGTACGGTCATCAACTTTGGAGTGACTTTCAAAAGCGCCCCAGAAATAACGCTTCAGGAGCGTGGTGCCGATAACTCTCGCATATTCCAAGCTAGGGTGTCATCTCCCACCACTACCGGCTTCACAATCAACAAACTTTCCTTGACGAGCGGATCTTCAACGATCTCGACAACGAGCGATACCGTTCAGTGGGAAGCAATCGGCGAGCTCGCATAGTCTTTCTTGCGCCAGCGCTGGGCTATTGCTAATGAGCAATATCTCATCGCGGAGCATTTAAATGGCGAGAATCACCGAGAACTTTGTGTTTGTGCATGTCCCCAAGGCCGGCGGAACATCGATCACTGAAACGCTGTTCGAACTGGTGGACGAAAGCCAGTGGTACCCGCGAGAGAAACTTTTTGGGTATCCGCTATTTCGCGAAGTTCCGCCGGCAGATGAGCCGAATTTGTACATTTCCCATTTCGGTTATAACTTCTTCCGCGGCTCCGGTGGCAACTGCATGACGGTTCTACGCGATCCTGTCGAGCGCATCCTGTCTCTCTATTCGTACTGGAAAAATCCGGGTGGCCGCATGGCGCCTGGTGATCCGATCCCACCTGATATGACGCTTGAGCAGTTCATCGAAAGTGATAGACCAGATATTCGGATGAACATCGACAATGCGCAGACGTGGCAGCTTGCTTTTTCTCTCGATGTCGCCACGCGCGAGCGCCTTGCTGGAATCTATCCCGTTGAACTTCTGAGCATCGCCCAAGCCAATGTGAAATCCTGTGTTGTGGCTGGTGTGATCGAACGGCCTTGGCAGTTTCTCCTTCAGCTTGCCGATTTTTTCGGGAAGCAGGTGCCGGACTTCAAACTTATCAATGCAAACCGGTCCGTGGAGCGCGTTTCTGCGACAGAGGTCGATGGGGCGACGATCGAAAAGATCAAGACCATGACTTGGATTGACCAAAAGCTCTATGACTATACGGCTGCATTGTCACAAAAGCGGGCAGCGAATATCGAACAGATCAATACGTTGAAATCCAGGACAGAAGAGTTGCGCCGGACGATGGAGCCTGATTACCTCGCGTTATAAATTTCATGTTCAGCCAATGATATTTACCTAATTCGATCATGCTTCGTCCCGCGCACCTCGCACGGGCGGGTGAATGTGCCCGCCCAGATGCCGGCTCTCACATCGGAAATATGTTACCATTTCTTGTCACAGACCTTCCAACCGTTAACCAACGGTTAACCATGAACTGTCAGAAATTGCAGTGCTTTACATGTGAAGGATGCTGACGATGGTTGCTTTTGCGATTGAGAAGAAAGTGGTTTCCGCAGGTTCGAAGATCACGAGCGGCCAGCATGATTTTTCATCGCTATCGGCGCAGACACAGCTTTATGCGATGGAGTATTTCGACCAGTCTGGCACCACTCGCATTGTTGTCATCAAGACGGTGATCCCGCTTTCTTCCGACAAGTTCGCAATGATGTCGTTTCGCGGCAAGGTGCTCACTCTGTTCAAGAGCCAGATCCTGGGCTGGGAACCGGTGCTGGTGCTGGATGAAGACCCTTACCCGGCAGGCTGGTGGGAAGCGCCGGTTGCGGGTGAAAATGAAGTTCTGAACTGAACTTCCTGCGCGGCCTGGATCATCCGGGCGTTAACGAGCCGACAGCATTGACCAAATCACCCGCCTTTTGGCGGGTTTTTTCGTACCATCGAAAGGAAACATCATGGACATCAAGAGCGTCCAGCAGAGGCTGCTGGCGATTGGATATCGATTGCCGAAATTCGGCGCTGACGGCTTCATGGGAGCGGAAACGGCTGCCGTGCTTTCTCAATACCAACGGGCGCACGGCTTGCCTGTGACGGGCCAGCCTGATGCGCTGACGCTTGCGGACCTGTTTCCGCCTGCCGAGGCGCACAAGATGGACCGGGGCGTGTTCTATGCTGCCGTTCGCTCATCACTCTTCGCCGGCAAGCTGACGCAATACCAGGTCGAAGGGTTCGAGGTGCTTCTGAATGCGCTCGAGGCCGACCGCGACGATGGCACGCCGCTTTCCCTCGACCACGCCGCCTATATGCTGGCGACCGCCTACCACGAAACCGCCTATACGATGCACCCGGTGCGGGAAACCCTGGCATCATCGGACGATGAGGCGATCCGCATCCTTGATCTTGCCTTCGCGCGTGGGCGCCTGCCCTGGGTGCGCAAGCCCTATTGGCGCAAGGATGCGGACGGGAAGTCCTGGCTTGGCCGTGGCTATGTGCAGCTGACGCACAAGGCGAACTACCAGAAGGCGGCGGAAAAGACCGGCATTGATTTTGTCGGCGATCCTTCGCTCGCCATGGTGCCGGAACATGCCGCCGTGATCCTGATCAGGGGCATGGACGAGGGCTGGTTCACCGGACGAACGCTCGACGACTATCTCGATGGCGTGGACGAGAGCGATGCTGTCGATCTCGCGGAGTATCGCGCGTCACGCCCCATCATCAACGGAACCGACAAGGCGGCGGCGATTGCTGGCTACGCCCTGAAATTCGAGGCTGCGCTGAAAGCGGCCGGTTTTTGAGAAAGGAACGGACATGGGCGCTCTCTCGGCAAAGCTCCGCGGTGCGACGAACGGCGGCATTTTGTTCTGGTGTCCCGGCTGTGATGGCGCGCATAAGTCATGGTCGGTGAAGGGTCAGGCCCGCGCTGGGGCTATAACGGTGATCCTGACAAGCCGACGTTCACACCAAGCGTTCTGGTAACGGGAAAAAAGATCACCCGCGACCAGTCTGGAAAATGGGATGGGGACTGGGAGCGAGACGCTTCCGGAAATGCCATCACCTTTGTCTGCCACTCATTTGTCACGGATGGGCGCATCCAATTCCTCAACGACTGCACTCACGACATGGCGGGGCAGACCGTCGATCTCCCCGATTTTGATTGAAAGGAAGAACCATGGAAAAAAGCTGGTATCAGAGCCGCACGATCTGGGGCGGCATCATCACGGCGGGGCTTTCGGCCTCGGGCATCGCGCTCAATTTCGACCCGGCAACGGGCGATTTTTCCGGCAACATCTATCAGATCTGGCAACAGGCATGCACGCTGCTGGCCGGCCTGTTGGTGATGTATGGCCGGACGCAGGCAAGCGCGCCGATCAGATCCACCCGCCGCAAGAAATAGCGGGGCCGGGATGGAAGAGGGGCATCAATATGCGCTGATCCTCGATCGGCTCGGACGGATCGAAACGAGGATGGACGCCGACAAGGCCGACGCCAGCGAAAGCCGGCGCCGGGTGCATGAGAAACTGGAGCAACAGGGGTTGACGCTTGTGGCGCTCGACCACCGGATGGCGGCGGTGGAAAAGAGCGTGGACAGCGCGGCACCGACGCTTTCGGAATTTGCCCAGCGAAAGGCGCAGGCACAGGGGGCGGGAATGCTCGGGCGTGCTTTGTGGTATATCGGAGGCTGGCTGCTTGGCGGCGCGGCCGGCATCTACGCCTTGCGCGACCAGATCTATGCCTGGTGGCATTGGGTGACGATGCGATAGGTTGACAGTTTAGAGCGAGGGCAACCGGTGGCGCGAATGCCGCCGGTTTTTTTATGGCTCTATCGGCTGTTGCGGCGGCGAAATGGTGATGCTGATCTTGCGACCGCCGCACGCGCTGCATTTGAGCTTCGGCGTGAGACCGGCGGACAGTGCCGGGTGATCGCGGCCAAGCCGTTCGGCCAATGCTGGCAAATCCAATTCCTTCGACCGTCCGCAGCCTTGCGCCTGGCAGTGGGCGTAGATGGCGTAACCTCGATCGATGAGGCTTCCCAGCGTATCCATGGTGATCGGATATTTCACCATATGCCAATCGCCTCGGCAATGCGCAGGGCGAGCCCGGCGATGGTGGCAAGCGTCAGAATGACGATGACGGCGAAGGTGATGCGGATATTCCCGAAGACACGATGAGCCATGTGATTGATGAATGGTGGCCAGAGCGCTTACTGTGACCTTGTAAGGTGAGGGCGGATCATAAAATCATATAACAAATTCAATGATAAGATAATGCTTTGGTGTGGGGGCTTTATCCATTGAATTCATTGAATAAAATGCTATTTATGCTTTTCCTGCAGGGGTCGCCACCCATTTATGCCTCGCCAGATTCCCCCGGATTCTCGCCACGATTTCTGGACTCGCCGCCCGGAGCCAGGGTCAGAGTGTGGTCAGCCGGGCATCGTTAGCGGCTGTGTATTTGCGATCGACGAAAGACGCCACGGACTCGAGGATAACGCCCGCGTCCGCACCGTAGAACCGCGCGGCGTTAAAACAATTGGCCTCGACTATTCCATATCGTTCGCCCGAGAGAGCTATATCAAGGCAAAACACATCCGCTGGCACCCAAAGCTCGGCTGCCTCGAATGCCAAGTCGATTGCTCGGTGAGGGACGTGAAGGTTCATGTTTCCAATGCCGTTGTAGCGATAGGAGGATGCCGCTACGACCTCTCCGCCGACGATAAATGTGCGCCATTCCGCGTCGACCTGTATCGGCCTTGCGATGATGATCTGCGTGCGATCGTTGATGCGACCCTTTGAGATTGCCGGGTCGAGAGCCGCCGTCAGTGTCTTCCGGTCATAGGGGCCGCCGTCGAACGCCTTGCTGTCCTCGTCGGGGCGAACGAAGGCGCATTCAGAAGCAATTCGCGCCATGGCTTCCGGCAGGTTAGCGACGAGAGCATCGGCGCTCAGCATCCGGTCCCCCCAGCCATCACGGAAGGCGGACCAACGGAAAGTCGCAGGATCGAAGAAGATTCCGGGCGAAAGGCGAGGATATTCCAAGGCGCGCGGCACGAAGGAGGGGCCGTAACACACCGTGGGGCGAGACAAATCCAGGGTTTCCGGCAAAGGAATGTCCGTTGAGTTGCCCTTGAGCGCTACAACGGCGACGTCATTGCCCTGATCGCGCAAGATCTGTTCGATCTCGCGGATGGAGGACAGGTGCGGGTGGTTGCCCTGGAGTAGCCATTGGACCGTCATCGTTGCCAGCGGAGCCTGCTTGCTTTGACGGTGGTCGAACCCATATGCGCGATGAACATGCTTCGCAAAGTCTCGCGGCGTCGCATTGCATTCATCCTGCCGATAAAGGTTTCATCATCGGCCAGAAACAGCCAGTCGACGAAGTCATCTGCGGAGACTGTTCCATGCTTGGGAATGAAATCAGTCACATGCATGAATTGGCCATCCTGCACGCTGCCGCAATAGCCATGACCGGCACAGACAGCGCGCACCAGCGATGCAAATCCGAGTTTTCCGAACATTGATTTGGCCCGCTCGCCGGGCCTCAAAACACGATGTACAGGCCTAAAAGGTCACGCGAAACAACCTTTGTCAACAGGCGCGCTCTTCAGTTGCGATCATCCGCATCACCGCCATCCGTTCAGTTGAGAATGGCAACCGCCAGGTTCAGGCTGCTAGCGAAGGTGAGCCAGAGCGCATAGGGGGCAAAGCAGGCAGTTGCGATCCGGTCCCGCGAGCGGATCATGAACAGAACGGTCGTGGCCAGGAGCGCAAGGATGATCACCAGCGCCGGCAGGATCAGCTGGGCGCCGAAGAAGACGGGCGTCCAGGCCCAGTTCAGCAGCATCTGCACGAGCCAAAGGCGGAAGGCGGGCGCGCTTGCGCCTTCGGTCACAAAGGTTCTCCAGCCGGCAACGGCAATAAGGATATAGACAATCGTCCAGACCGGGCCGAACACCCAGCCGGGCGGCGTGAAGAAGGGTTTGTTGAGGGCGAGATACCAGTCTCCCGGCCGGAAAACGAAGCCGATCGTGAAACCGACCGCCAGCACTACGAGCAGGAACAGGCCGAGATAAAGAAAATCGGATTTCAAACGGGTCATGGCAATATCCTCTTGAATTCGTGCTGCTTATACGGACCGAAATGGGGATTGGACCAGCGGGACGGGCTCTTTTGGTGCTCCGGCAGGGGCGAGGGTCGGCGCTCGATTGGGAAAAGGCAAGAAAATCAGGCAGGGGCGATTTTCCACCTTGCGCGACGGGCGCTTTCGAACTATCAGAACCGCACTCGGCGCCAAGCGCGCCTGAGGGCGATTAGCTCAGTTGGTAGAGCGCTTCGTTTACACCGAAGATGTCGGGAGTTCGAGTCTCTCATCGCCCACCAATTTCTTCCTGTAGCTTCATGAACATACTGGATTTGCTGGCTTTCCGCAAGACGGACTGCTACAGAAAGGTTCACGTATGGCGACCAGGCGAAGGAGATGGGTCATGACTGGCCCGTGGCCGCATCCTAACTCCGGGATGTTTTATTTCAGGAAGGTGACCCCAACCGACCTGTGGAATCAGCGCGAGAAACTCCTGGCGATGAAGCTGAAGGTGACTCACGAGGTTCAGCGCTCGCTCGGTACTCGGGACCCCAAGGCCGCTGCGCTGGCTTACAAGCGTGTCAGCCTTGAGGTCGAGGAGATGTGGGCAAGATGGCGGTCGCTTCTTAATGACGCCCCGCTGCGCCTAACCCACAAGGATATCCATGCGCTGGCCGGTCAGGACGCCCTTGCGTTCCTTCGCGCCAAGGAGGCCGATCCGGGGGAGCTTCGTATCTGGCAGGAGCTGGTCAAACATGAGATCGATGCCGAACTATCTAACTGCAAGCCTGGTCCAAGCATTGACAGACAGCGGCTCTTTGAGTTGGGGCAGTGGCTTATGCTCCTCCACCGCTTTGATGCCTTGGACACTATTCGGGGCCTCCTCGAACAGGAACCGAAAGGCACTCCATGCCACCGCGCCCTTGCGTCGCTATATCGGCAGACCGAAGACATCCTCAAGATTTGGGGCGTAGCGCGGGCGAATGAGCTTGTCCGCCAGATGGGTGTGCGGCTGGACGCTGAAACAATGGCTTCCTTGCGCCAACGCTGCGGGGAGCGACTATTGGACGCCCTTGGTAGTCTCAGGGTTCGCTGGGAGGAGGGCGACTACAGTGAGCCAGCCTGGGCTCAGCGTATTCCCCCATACGAAGGTCCCAGACCATCCTCGGAGAAGGCAGCCCCGCCGACTACCCTCAAGCTCACCCTTGAGGACATCGTGGACGAGGAGGAGAAGCGGGGACAGGACAAGACTGCCCTGATGGCCTCTCGGCGCGGCAAGGCCATAGCGACCATCAAGAAGTACCGCCGAATAGTGCTTGAGTTCTCTCGCTTCAGGAAGAGCGAACTGGCGAGCACCGTAACAGTTTCGGAGGTCATGCGCTGGATGGAGGCCCTTCACAAAGGCGGAGCCTCACGGACCACGGTGAGGGATAAAGCGAACACCATAAGAGCTGTCACTCACTGGGGACAACGCCAGACAAGCGGACAGCTTTTCCCCTCTGGCCTCCCTCTGGAGGAGCTTGCCGTCCCGGATCGCGAGGATGTGGACAGTCGGTCCCGCACATACAGCCTTGAACAGGCGGCTACGATCCTCAAGGCATCGCGGCAGGAGGTGCTCGCGGAGAGACGCTGGGTCCCGTGGCTGCTGGCCTACTCGGGGATGAGGGTGGGGGAGGCAGCCCAACTCACCAAGGAGGACTTCGAGGAGATCGAGGGGCATTGGTTCGCTCATGTCCGCTCGGACGGGGACCGCACCACAAAGACCCACAAGTCTCGCAAGGTTCCGCTCCACAGTGCCGTGGTCCAAGAGGGGCTCCTGGAATTCGTCAAGTCGTCGGCATCTGGTCCGCTGTTTCCGAGACGCACCCAGGCGAACCTTTATGAGTGGATCACAGAGACAGTCTTTGCCGGTGTTGCCAATCTTCCTCCCGCCAGCCATGCTTTTCGCCATCTCTTTGAGGACCTTTGCCGACGCTACAGGGTGGACGCCGAGGCTGCTCATTACATCTCGGGGAGGGCGTTCGGTAGGGAGCATGCGGAACTGGCGTCCAGCTCGGCGCGGGGATACGGCGGGTCAGACGTGATGTTGAAGGGCTACGCTGAGGAGCTGGAGAAGATTGTCCAGATCAAGGTTTGATCCGAACCCTCCTCCGTCCTATTCATAGCTCAAGAAGGGTGTCCTTGTTTATAAGAACCGCCTCGACATCGTGCAATGATACGATTTGAGCGCCAACCTTGATGGCTACTATCTCGTCGCCTGCCCACATTGTGAGGTAGCCACCGGGAGCATTGACCTTCAGCTCAAGGACATCAAAGCCTTCCCCACCATCATAGCTGAAAGAGGACGACGTGTTCGCCACGAGGGTGTCATTCCCGCTGTCCCCGAACACCTTGTCTTTGCCGCTGTAGGTGAAAATGAAGTCGTCTCCGGCCCCACCATGGTAGATGTCCGCAGTCGGACGGTCGGGCCTCTTCCCGATGTCGCCCAGCCAATCATCACCTCGGCCCGCAAACACTTCGACGGGCTTGAGGCTGTACAGTACGTCCGAACGCTTGGTCCCGTATAGCGTGAACACCTCATTCCTCCATGATCCGCGATGCACATTCCTGCTGGCGATGCCTTGAGCTGCTGGGAGCTTCTTAACCCGATGATCAGGGCCATATGTGCACGACTCTAGCGGTGATTGGCGATTAAACCTTTACTCGCGTATTGTTTTTCCTTGGGAATCGAATTTCCACCCCTGAGGAGGGGAGCCAAACTCAACTCCCATGTCGATATTATCCAAATTAATAGCCATCGCCTGCATCGCATAGAAAAGCGGTACCAGGTCATAAGCATCTGCGCGTATTTTTCCTTCAGGGGGCAGCTCGTCATAGAGCGCTATCAGTTCCTCAAGCGCCTGGTAGACTCTCTTAAATCCATAGGGGTCGTGCGACTCATAGGGGCTTAACTCTGAAGGAAACTCGATCCCGTTTGTTGTATATGTCCTCGACACAGCTAGCCCGAGGTGCTGTACGAGGCTTTGGTCGGCAAACTTCCCCGCAAGGTCCACTAAGTTTCCAATGTCTCTCGTTTGGCCATACCGGTCGCGGTGCCTAAATACCTCCCTGCTTGTTTTCAAACGCCCTGCTAGACGGAGAACGAAGGCATCAAACCTCCGAATGAGTTCGGCGGATTTCCGCTCTTGTTCTGCCAACTGTAGCAGACCGGTCTGCGCCGTGATTTGCAGCGCCTGGTCTTGAAGCGCAAGACGGGATTCCGAAGCCTCAGTCCGAGTAAGGCGCAGCTCTTCTCTTTGTAGCTTAAGCTCTTTCGACTGGATGAATACCGTGAAAATTAGAAATACAAAGGCCGGAGGCGCGAATGCACCCGCAAGGAAGTCTCCCAGGTCCATTGGCGTCCTGCATGCAAGAAACCTTTCCAAGAACCCTGGGTATGTAAGGCTGTCGCAGTGCCGGAGCTGTGGAATAACCAGCGCAAACACAATTAGAAACCAGAGAGCGACCAAAGACCATGCGATGATCCAGCTTCGATCAAACCGCTTGGCTGTGTTTGAGGCGACCTCCTTCGACATATTTCCTCCAGCCTAGTCCAGACATAACACATCACTCTATTCTCTGGTGGCAGTGTTTCTGCGTCAACTGAAAATTGTGGGACTCATCAAGGCACTTCCGCGGGATCCTGACCCTAAGCCCCGTCACAGGGCACCGCTTGATCTCGTGCGCCTACAGCCGCCCTTGCTTGTCCCACTCGATGCCGAGCCTGATGGGCGGGAGGTGAGCGAATTGTTCTGCCGTAGAGAGGCTGGATGGTGGATGGGGAGGAGGAAGGGCATCCACATCAATCAGTGGTTCGGCCCAGCGCAAGGCCCGCCCTAGTACTCTAAGAATCGCGCTTTGCTAACTCCTGTCGCTTGCCTTCCCAGGCCACCAGCGCCTTCTCGGCCATCATCGGGTGGGCCAATATGCGGTAGACTGTTTGTCTGGTCAGGCCCTATTAGCGGGCACCACGCCGTTGAGCGTAATCTCGTGCTAGACCCCGCCAGTAGGCTCCGCAGGGTAGGTACGTTAGCTCGCCCTTGACTGAGGATGACATCTGTATTTCACCTTTTCGCCATCTCTTTGAGGGCCTTTGCCGCCGCTTCAGGGTGGACGCCGAGGCTGCTCATTACATCTCGGGGAGGGCGTCCGGTAGGGAGCATGCGGAACTAGCGGCCAGCTCGGCGCGTGGATACCGCAGGTCGGACGTGATGTTGAAGGGCTGCGCTGAGGAGCTGGAGAAGATTATGCCGATAGGAGAGTGTTCAAAGTATTATTTCCACTGTCGTGCTGATTTATAGTTTTAAACAGTGTCTCTAAGACACAGGTATTCTTTCTGCTCCGATTGGAATATCGGATATCATGCCAATTGACAGTAATAATCTTAATCCAAGATATGTAATTCTTCGTTTTCCTTTTGGGCGGCCACTTGATTCGAATATGGGAAGTAATTGTGGTGAGACCTTTGTGTGGTCACTTGTGAATCTTTCGGTTTTTTGTAGTTGATTTGCAAAGAATAAAAGACCGACTCGCTCAAGTTTTGCGGAGCTGGCCTCTATGCTTTGAGACAGTTCCAAACGCTCCTTCGCATTTTTGATTGCCTTTGGCTTATTGTTGTCTTTGTTTTGATTATCGGATGGCGGCTTTGGTCCTATTTGAATAACGGATGATTGATAAAATTTATATAGTAATGCGGTTTCCTCGTCACTCAGCTCGCAATAAATGGATAGCAATCTCCGGCGCCAGTATCCCTCTTCGCTCATCCCTTTCAGGCCTGATTCAACGCAAGCTACAATTTTTTCAAGTCGGTCGGGCGAGGTTGCTCTTGCGGCGGCATAAGCTCCATCCTCTATCAAAGCAATACTCTCCGGGTCATTCTTGATAAACTCCTTGATGTGGTGCTCCATTACTTCAACTCGATTGTCAAGCATGCCTAGATACTTCGCCAGACGGTCAACTCGTTGATTGGGAACAAGTTGAGTAATTATCTCACCTATTACACCACCAAGAACTGGTACGAATCCCGCTCCCCCTCGGCCAGCCGCTACGGTATAGTCAATCCAGTTATTGCTGATATTCAGGCGTTCATTGGTTTCTGACATCAGCAGCGTTGCCTAGGTTGCGCAGCCACATCGCGATGCGACGTAGTGCCCGAGAAGTTTACAGTTGTCGCAATATACTACAGCATTTTGCTGTGCCAGTCACCCTGCGGCCTGCCGAGTGATCCTGACCCTAAGTCCCGTCGCAGGGCACCGCTTGATCTCGTGGACCCATAGTCTCCCCTCCTTGTCCCATTGCATGCCACGCTTGATGGGCGGGAGGAGATCCCATTGTTCTGCCGTCGAGAGGCCGGATGGTGGGTGGAGAGGAGGAGTGGGCGGTCCATCAATTGCCTCTACCAGCCCCATGAGCAGCTTCTTAAGCCTCGACCACATTGCGGCCCTCCTTGCTGGCTTCCGCCTCCCGTAGACGCTTTGCTAGCCGACTGAGAGTTGACATCGAGCATCCCGTTGCAGCCGCTATGCTACGCCAGCTTTGGCCGCCTGCAAGGAGTTTCATGATGGCCGCGTTCCGCTCCTCATCCTCTGGCCTGCCTTTATAGTCGCCCCGTGCCTTGGCGCTCTCGATGCCCTGAGCTTGCCGCCGCCGCCGATCCTCGTAGTCTTTCCGCGCAATGGCCGCCAACATGTCCAGCATCATGCCGTTGATGGCCTCTAGGATGCGCGATTGCACATCATCCCGCTCCGCCGTCGCGAGCATCCAGGAGGTGGGCAGGTCTAGGGCAACCACGCGGACTTGCTTCGCCTTGATCTCGGCCTTGAGGCGCTCCCAGTCGTCGGCATTAAGTCGGCTGAGGCGGTCCACCTGTTCGACCAAGAGGATGTCTCCAGGTTCGGAGTCGGTGAGGAGGCGGAACAGTTCGGGCCGCTGGAGTGAGGCACCGCTTTCGTTCTCCGCGTAATAGCCCGCGACCCTAAGTCCTCGCTCTTGGGCAAACTTGGCGAGGTCGGATCGGGCACGGCTCGCGTCCTGCTCTTTGGTACTGGCTCGAAGGTATGCTCGCAGTAGAGTCATGGCATTCAAAGCTCCTTTGCTTCGTTTTAGGTGCTTCGTTATGTCATGCTTCGCTATGGGTGGTCAATGGCATTTTTCGAAGCGCTACTGTAGCGGCCCCACCACGCTTCGCTTCATGCATACCTTATCGAAGCGCATACTGGGTGGAATTCGCGGGTATGCTGCGCGGCCAGTTGGTCCGGTGTCTTCCGTCCCGTTGCCTCAAGGTATTCTGCCAATATCCACCCGTTTTGTTTAGTATATCATTGGGCAACTCCACAATATTCGGAATGTGGTAGTGATTTAGTGTTGATTAGATGAATGTGCGGAATGTGGTAACTATTTATCAATGCCACATTATTCTATTTGTGTAAAGTGGATATGCTTTTGATATATCGATAAAATTTCGATCAACATTGACTTTGTGTCTCGAATACAATAAGGATTGTTCATCGCAGGTTGGCGATTGGTCAAAAGGTTGAAAGGAAGTTCGCAATGTTTACTTGGTCTGAAAAAGTCCTGGCTGCACTCGGTTTCAAGGACGCCTATCTGGAAATGAATTGGAGCAAGTTTTCGTTTTGGCGCGTGGATCGCTGGGAGGAAGGCGGGTGCCGCTTTGTTGACCTCGGGCCGGTCCATCTAGTCTATCAAGCCTAAGTCCGCCCACAGAACTAATCGCAAGAGGCCGCCACGCAAGGCGGCCTTTTTGTTTGTGCGGGTAGCGGGTGCTGTGAAGCCAACGCGAAAACGCCCCACGCGGCAACGTGGGGCGCTTGATGATAGGGGGTGGAGCGAATTCCCTAAGCCGCGTCCGCGACCGTGAACAAGTCCGCAAGCCGCGAATGGAAGTCCGCCAAGGCGCAAGCCCCTTTGAACCTACGAACGGCGCGACCAATAAGGATGAACAAGAGGTCATCGCGGGCTTTGCCTGGCATGGTCAAAGCCTCAAGCGGCAGGCATGAAGTTTTGCCGCCACCGTGCCATAAGGCCCAATCCCCCAATATCCCCGCTTTGGGTCGAATTTCCATCGGAGCCAATTCAGCAAGGATGACCGCAAGCGCTGGCTTTAGAATGAGACTGGCATTATCGATCATGAGCGCGACCATGCCGTCATCCGCTTCTGACGCCTTTTCCACATAGCGTGGCATTCTGCAAGCCAAGGCCATTTCGACCGAGATGCTGTTTGACATTGGATAAATCCCAGATTGCACAAAGCACCTTCGCATAAAGAGGGGCTACAGGTCAATATTAAATAAAAACAATGAGATAGTGTGCATTTCCACAATGTGTATAAAGTGGGGCAATGTGTAATCCTGCACCAATACGCAACCTGCAATGTGCGCAATGTGGAAGCGACCGTAAAGCCACCCGGTGTGGAGTGTGGCAGTATCGAAATGACCCCACCCCAGAGGGGGGAAAGCTCCTCGTCGCGTTGTCACGTTCTAGATGTCGCGTGAGTGACCCCTTGTAGGGCTCCGGGGCGGCTTCGCCTTCGGATGAGACACCATTCATCTTCATCGCAGCCGCGAGTAGCTGCCTCAAGTCCGACCCGATATCCGAACCACCCGTATCGTGATGTCCAACTGTCTGCTCCCCTGCTGTCGGGTAGTGCTCAGGGAGTCCTCTCTCAGCCCTACCGCAAGTCCATCCACCAAGCCCGACCAGAAGCCCACCTGAGGTCTGACCCGATGTCCTCCCCAATGTCCACGCAAAGCTAACCCCGAGCCTACTTGATGCCTGCCGCGCTGCGCTGGAGACACCAAGCAGCTCGTGATGGGGGCCGCAGGGTTAGGAGCGTGAGGTTAGGGTGAGGAGCGGGACCGTGTGGATACGCTGCTGGGGAAGCCGCAGGGTCGGACAGTAGGAATGCCGTTGGGGAGGGGCATTGGGTGGGGACATTGGGTGGGGACATGAGGTCTTGTGGTGAGGATGGTTGGCTTGCTTCAGTCGGCTCAGCCTCCTCTTCATCTTGATCAATCAGTCCGGCACCATGTCAGTCACTTTGAGCACTAAGGCATGCTGAGACAGCATTAGAACCGCAGAGGTCTACCTCTTATGCGGATGAGGAGATGATGGTGACCAATACCTAAAGGGGGAACTAGGGGGCCTTAGTAACTACAACTTATTGTCCCTTGATGCTCACAGGAAGTTCCACTCCTAGTAGTTTCTTGGAGCGCTGCCGCATGATCGCCGCCACATCTTCCGCCTGGCTTCGCGGTGCTAGGACAGCATCATGGAGTGGCAAGCCGACCAGCCCTCGCTCCCTGAGGCGCATCAGGACGGAGACCAACAAGGTTGACTCCAGGAACATAAGTTCCAGCCCCAAGTCCTTCCCGAAGGCACCCCGCAGCCGTGGGTGCTTGTCCTCCATGGCCCTGACCAGACGCTCAGCACTCCATGATGCACCGAGCAATTCCCTGAGGTCAGCATTTAGGGTCTTCATTGGCGTCGCTCGGGAGAGGAGGGAGAGGAGAGCAAGCTTGGCGGCGTCTCGGCTCAGGCCGTCGATCTCGTAAGGGTCCACCTCAGGCAGGGGCAGGCCGAGGAGGCAGTAAGCAAGGTTCGGATAGGCAGACTTGAAGTCCACCTCCGCGATCTCTTCCCCACCGATTGTTATGTCCCGCCTTTCCGCCTTCGAGCACCACAACCAAGGCCCGCCGCCGAATAACCGCCCTCCGAGCGTGAAGCTCTTAGGGTCGCCGCCATGACGCAGGATAAAGTTGCGCTTCAGGTGAATGGGCGGAAGGCTCTTCCCGCGCATCCTGATGTCCGCCGCATTGAGACCCTCGTTGATCGCCTCCATTTCCCTCCGCATCGATATGGTGATGTCGGTGTCCTGATAATCGATGAGGTCTTTCGGAGGCGGCTTGCCACCCAGGGGCTTGGCGTTTTCTCGGCGAGCGTACAGCCAGATTGACTCGTCGCCCTCCGCTCGTCCTAGGTCCGTGAGTTCCACCCCCGCCGCGTCGAGCATGTCTAGCAGCTCTGAGGTTGGCAGGACGGTGGTTGCCCTCCGCCTGTAGGCATACTCAAAGCGCTGGACCAAGCCGCTCCTCTCCATCTGCTGGAGCGTTTCCGAGAGCAGGCGCTTAGGGAAATCGCTGCGGTCATACCGTGTGGAGCCTGCCCGTATCGCTGTGGGAACCGCTAGCCTCGTGTCCGCGTCCTTGAGGGAGACCCGTGCCATCAACGCGAGGTTAGCCAGCACCGTTGAGACAGCCGTCTGTCGCCGCTGCATCGCGTCTGTCCTAGACCAACGAAGCCCCAGGCCGGACTCCAAGCGCCCCCCGATCTGGAGCGCCACGTCTGCCAGTGGTTTTCCATCGCGCGGCTCTAGGTATGGATCGAAGAAGAGCGCCGGAGTGGTGTCTGGCGACCATCGGCTGTCTGCTGTCAAATCCTCCTTCATCGGTCAGCCTCCTCGCGTGTGGACACGAGCATTAGCCTCATCCTCTTCTTTCCGCAGTGTCTTCCAGTAGTCAGAGCCTTCAAGCTCTGGGAGCCTGATCTTGCCCCAGACCCTCGGGAAGCTTAGGTCGAGGTCGGACGCAATGGATGCCTCTCTGGCCCGTTCCAGGCCGAACCGTGCGGCCCTCAGAGCCACCGCCTCAACGTTTTGGGGGTAGGCGGGTTCTGGTTTTACCTGCCGCCACCGCCTCGGGACAGACGCTATGGCCGACTTGAGGTCAACCACCCACTCATGGCCATCATACAGTTTCTGCTTCTTCTCATCCCGGACCCCGTTTCGGGCCACGATGGTAGCCAACAGCGGCATTCCCTTCGAGAGGATCACGATGTCTGTCTCGGGCGTGTCATAGAACTTGATGGCTTCCGCAAGTCCACCCATTCGGAACCAGTCCTGGGTAGGCGCAAGGCCGAACATCGTGAAGACGTGGTGGGGTCTGTCGTCATGATGCCTCGCAATGGCTACCCCTGCCGCCATAAGGAATGACCCCCGTGGGGCAATGAAAGCATTCTGCTCGGTCTCAACGTCGAGATAGACGCGGAGTTGGGACTTTGGGTTGGTCGTCATTGGGAGCCTCTGTGAAGGGAGGGATGATAGTGATTGGCTGCCGTCACTGATCGGATGTGACAAGAGTGCATTTCTATCATGATTGATATGCGAAATACGCATGGCTAAGGAGAGCGTTTTAGCAACGAAAATTGCGCTCTATATTCTATACCAAGCCTATTGTTCTGAGCGGTTGTTCTAAACCTCGCCTATTGTTAGATAGGAGGGGAATTCTCCACATCCTCTCGCCGCTCGCGGTTGGCATCCAGCAAAGCAAAGAGGTTATGGAGGTTCTCGACATAAGGCCCGACCATCGCCTTGTCTGGGAGGCCCTTCGAATTGTGAGCGAAGAACTCAGCGTTCGCTAGGAGCCTGTCCCTGTTCTTGCTGCCTCGACGGAACGCGCCAAAGTCACCGTGGAGCGGCACCATTCGGTTCGCGTAGACACCAAACTTCACCAGCAGGTAGGAGCCCTGCGAACGAAAGTACGGCCCCATCTGGTAGGAAGTCCCTTCAGATGCCTTGACAGCCTTCCTCATCGCATTGGACCCCGGAAGCGCGTCATTGTGCGAGCGGACGAAAACGTACCCGTTCAGGTCCTGGAACTGGTCAGCCTCCACTGCCGTCGCACACCGAGCGACCTCCATAATGATCGCGAACTCGGTGACACTGAGGCGACAATTCGTCCGCCGCTCGGTGTTCTCGGTCTCGGGGTTCGCCTGTCCAATGACAATCCCGAAGTGCGGCTCCCCGTTCTTGTCTTCGAGCCTAACCCACCGTCGAAGCCATCGCGGATGACTGATGTCTCTGCTGGGGAACGCCTCGGCGGCAAGGGTCTCAGGCGTGATGAGGGGCGAATGCTTAAACGAAATGGCGCGTCTCATGGTGTCGATCCATTGTGGCGATGGTGGATGATGGAGATGAACAGGGCGGCACAGCCCCCAAGGACAAGAACGAACTGTGCCGCCCATCCGAGCAGACCGTCATGGTCCGCACGGGAGCTTACTGACTGGAAGGTAGGCCGAGAGACTTGCGGAGCTGATCCCCCGCCGATGTCTGTCCCTTATTGTCGAGGTATTTGGCGGCGGCCTTGTACTTGTGCTGGAGCATGGCGGCCCCGATCTCTGGGTTCTCCATCTGGAGCCGCTTGAAGGCTACCGCACGGTACTTCTGGATGATGCCCTGGATGGCATTGAGACGGCTGCCGAGCTGGCTGGTCTCCCCGTCTGGCATGGCTTGGTAGTCCTCGGTCGAGATGAGCTTCTCCAGGCTTTCCTTGAGGCTCGGACCCTTGTCTTCAGGCTTTGCGGCCAGCTCCTGGTACCTGTCGTAGGCATTCTGGCCCGACTTCAGGGTGATCTCGCGGAGGTCCACGCCGTTGTGCGTTGGCTGTGGCATGGAGATGCCCTCGCTGGTCTCCAGCATGATGCGGTTGACCTCGGCTTCCACCGGGTCTTCCTTCATGGTGGTTGACACCCCGATCCTCCTCGCCACCGGCTCCCCGTAGATGTCACGACGCGGAGGCAGGCCCTGCGAGTACCCAGGGATATCCTTGAGCATCCTATCGAGGAGACTGCGGGCCTCCCTCAGGTATGGGCCCGTGTTGACGTAGCCACGCATGGCTGAAGACATCGGGACCATGGAGCCAAGGGTACTGCCGAGGAACTTCTCCATCTTGTTCTCAGGGTCGCTGAGGGCGTCGATGAGTTGGTTCATGGTGTTACCTCGTTGTGGGCTGGATGTGATAGGCTGCCTGCACCCACCTTGAGGGGTACGGACTGTCGTTGATGAGGGTGAGAGAGCACTCGTCTGCTCGCATCTGGACCGGGAAGTCATGCTCCCCGAAGTGCTTGGGCTGACGGTTGTTGATCTGCTCGGCGATGGTCTTGCGGCCATCATACCGTCCAGCTTCCAGGACCTCTCCACGGGTGTTCTTGATCTGGACCTTGTAGGTGGAGGTCTCCGCGTGTGAGACACGAAGCTTCTGGATCAGGATGTGGTCTGGAAGGGCCGTGCCATCACCACTCTGGAGGTAGAGCTGGCTGAGCCGCATGGACGCCGTGTTCTTGGACCCGAAGTAGAACTTGTGGTGTCCAGCGCGGCACTGGATTTGGACGGTGTTACCATCCACCCAGGTTACCTTGAGTGTGCGCCCACGGACCTCTCCGTCTGTCGGATCGTCGTTCTCGATGGCCACATAGTCGCCTCGCAGCTCGGATGAGACCGTATAGGGCAGGTCAAGGGTTGCCAGGTGGTTGGCATCGAAGGAGGCTCCAGTCTGGTCAACACGATGGTCGAGCCGGATGTCCCTGAACTCTGAGGTGGCCGGGTCGAGGGGGAAACGCTCGGTTACCAACTTGGAGCCTATCTGAATGAGGAGGTAGAGGTTACCGTCGTTTACCGCACCAGCAACCACCTTGTCGGCCCCACCAAACGTCCACTTGTTCCATGAGGACTGGATGCGGTTCTCACCCTGGTTGAACCACTTGTAGACAAAGATGGTCGTATCGTTGCTGGTGATGACCACGGTGGTCTTGGACGCATCGTTCGGGATGATCTGACGCAGGGTTCCACGGATGAAGCGCGGGCAGTGCTCATTGAGAGGCACCTCCCCAATCGGGGTTCCGTTGCGGTAGAGCACCTCGGTCAGCCGTGAGCCATCGCCCACCTTGGTCCCAAAGATGACGCTGGACATCCCAAAGGATGCTGGTCGGCACCTTCCGTCATAGTCGTAGTTCGTGGAAGGGATAACGTCAGCAGTCTCCTCGGTGAGGGCACTGTCACCACTATCAAGTCTGAGCTGGTTGCCATCACCCCAGAAGAACAGCTTTCCACTGGCCGCCACGGTGGACCTGATGACCGTCACCGTGCCTGACTGGATGTCGAACATGATGGGGTCGGTCGCTAGGCGGGTCTGGGCGGTATCAGGGAAGAAGCAGAAGGCGTTCCTCGCACGGGATAGCGCAAAGGCCCCCTCGGTGTTCAGGGACAGACGACCGGAGATGAAGTTGATGGAGCGGATACGCTTCCCCACGAAGTTCGGTGTCTTCGCCGAGTTCACCCCATCGCCGCTGATCCGCGTGTTCCAGACCCCGCGTTCCACCGAGAAGGCATTCTTGGCAACGTTCTTGAGGAGGTGCGGCATCGTGTCAGGGTCAAGCTTGTACTTGATGCCAGGCTTTACGACTTCCTCCCACGACCCCGTGGTCTCGGGACCATCGAACTTGACCCAGTAGTCGTCCCTCTGGTCGGACTTGGAGCCTCGGATGCCGACCACGAAGCCGTTCGGTGCCCGGATCGGGAGGTCTGAGAACTTGCCAATCCACTCGGAGAAGGCGATGAGTTGGGTGTCACCTTCACCGTCCTCGGAGTCCAGCTCCCAGGAAATGGAACTATCGGAACAGGAGATGACAACGTTTGAGCCTCGGGCCGCGAATGTGAACGCAGCGAGAGCAGGCGCTACTTCTGCCTTTTTGATGTTAAAAGCATCGGCAAACTCCCTGGCGAGGACATTGGTTTTGATATACGCGGCATTCCCAGCGTCCGAGTTGTCGGGTGTCGGGTAGGAGGCGATATAGGATGTCCCGTTGACCTTCAGGATGCACTTGTAGGTCGTGCTATAAGACCCAGACCTGAAGTAGAATATCCCCTTGTTAGGGCGGGCAGGTGAAAGGTCCGGTAGCATCTTCACCGTCTTCTGGCGGTTCACGATGAATGTCGTGTCGTCCACCGTCACGGCGTCGAATGCTGTCCTGGCTGGCCCAGTGTGCTTGAAGTAGGCCGACCTCTTCGAGAAACCACGCTTTGAACATAGGGTCCCGGTGATGAGGTTGATGATCAGCATCTCCCCATCCTCAACGAGTATCTTGTAGTGCTCCGTGGAGGAGCGCCTGATCTCGTGGACGAACGGGTCTGTGAAGTTGTAGGTGGTGGTCCCAAGCACCAGTCCACCCGGTCTGGCATGCACCCCGTTGAGCGGGGAGTTGATGCAGTTCTGCTGGGCCTCCATGAAGTGGCTCGGGCGATCCTGCGGGGACTGTTCCGAGACACCTCCGACTAGGCTGCTCAGAGTGTAGACCGGAGGTTTGCCGAACTGTTCCTGCTTGGGGACTTCAACCATGGTCCTGCCCCTTCCATGCCTGCCGAGCTGCCTCGTATTCTGCCGAGCAGGCAGTTATCAGCTCATTGAAATGACCCATTTGCTCACGGACTGCTCCCTCGGATACTCGACCCGCAATGGTGGCTTCGAGAGCATCTGCAAATTGGCGGATGGTTTCGGCCTCAGGTGGTGATGCGCCATAGCTGGCAAGTGTTTTCGGGCGGTAGTCTGTCTGGGTGGCGCGTCTGCGCAGCTCCATCGCGGCTCGCACGTCGGCACCGCAGAAAAGGCTTAATGCTGGGGTCTCGTGGTTCGCTATCAGGATGGTTAGGATGCGGCTATCTCGCCGCGTAGTGGAGGGGCGAAGCTCCAATTGAGCACCAACTTGGAGCAGGAACTCCAGTAGCTGCTGCTGGCTGGCGGACAAGGTGTGACCAGCTAGTGCCGGTGACGCTTTGTTCTTCCCGTTGTGCGGTGTTGTGGTCAT